ACGATAGTTTTGTATTCTGATGCGTTGCTATTGTATTCAGCCCGAGCAGCAACCTGTTGTTGTGTTGCTGCTAATACTGTCGCACCGTCTTTGCCGCCAGACAATGTTGACAGATCTTTCTTAGCAGTCTCCAAGTTCTGAACGATTTCATTATCTTTTGTTATACGTGATGCTATATCAGCCCTGCCATCGCTGTCTACATATTTCATAGCCTGATTAAAGTTGGCCGAGTCAGTTTCGAATATAGATCCGACACCACCTACAACACCAGTTACAGTGCTGACAGCAGAATCAAACGTGAATGGATCTAGTTCTGTACCAGTACCACCTGTCTGTACAATTGTAGTGTAGTTAACAGTCTTGTTTAGATTTGCAGCACCGGCTAACGCAGATCCAACAGTGCTTCTAATGTCCTTTGTAACAGAAGTTATGGCTTGTGAGGCTAATGCACTAATACTGTCTGAGGTGAATGCACCGATCTTACCTTCGGCTAGATCTTTACCAGCAGACAATAAACCGGAAGGAGATACGTCAGTGACAATGTTTTGAAGTTCACCTTTAAAATTCTCTGCAAGTTTAGCAGGATCTAACTCGGCTGCTAGTGCGGCAGGATCTAGATTACTTAGATCAGCCCCCAAACCAGTAATAATAGCTAGAAGCCCGCTGATTGCACCTGATGTAGGATCTGCTTCGAGCGAAGCTGTAACAGGAACAGTGATGCCTGTGACAGGATCTGTTTCATATTCGATTTGAACTTTGGTGCCAAACTTAGATGCTAGCCCCGCTATAGCACCGTTTATCATATCAGTGGACATGTTCTCTAGAGAGGTAGTATCACCATTCAGAAGCCCTGTAACTGTATCCTTCGCATCAGTTAGTTCCTGTTTATAACCGTCAACTTTTGCAGTAAGATTCTCCATCCCACCTTCGATTGCACCCGCCACTTGCCCACCAACAGACGCTTCGGCGTCAGTGAATGCTGCTATGGCTTTATCGGCGGTAGCATCTAAATTCTTCGTAGAAATTGAAGTGGCTGCAATGCTCGCACTATTTTTTAATTTTTCAGTAGCCGTCGCAGCGTTATCAGTCAAAGCTTTGTTGGCTCGTGTTGAGACTATATCGTCCGCTTTCTTTTGACTAACGTTAACTATTTTGCCCGCGTCATCTAATATTTTAGGCACTTGTAATTTCCTCATACGCTCTTTGAGCAATTTGATCCGATACGCCGCCTTTGTCTAAATAAAACTTATTAACCACTATGCTCGCATCCTTAATATTATTAGTCGAAATCAATTTGCTGTTGGCTAAATTGAATCTAGTTCTCAATTCAAACAGAACGTATTGTAATTGAACAGAAAATAGTTTCCAATTAGAATGTGGTCGATACGACTGTGAGAACTGGAGTAAGCCTGCATATCTACTACCAATAGATCCATCCTTATTCCATTTAGCAATACCGGTTGATTCTTCCAGATTATACGTATTAAACTGAGAGACTGCTTGCAAAGCCCCCGTAATCGCAGCGGCATGCATAACAGTGTATCCATTGTCAATAAAAAACTTCATAGATTGGAGTCTTCGTGTACCAAGATCACCAAAAGGAATATCGTCTTGAAATATAGGTTGGATAACAACGTTCTGTATTCTGTTTTGCTCGTATTCAAATCCACTATTTCGGGGATCTACTCTACGCAATTTTTGAACATCCGACGGTAGTTCTGTGTGTGGCATAGAGCCTATTACAAGAGGTATCTGAGAGGACATACCATCAAGAAACATACCAAAGACAAATGCTCCTTTGGTCAATTGAGGTATTCTACCAATACCTGATGATCCGCCTTCTGTTGTGGGTATCAACACTTGTGCCCATGGTAAGTCCGCTTCTGGTATTTCACCAGTGTCAGCATTATGTACGCCGATAATACGAATCTTTACTCGCCCTTCAAGACCAGCAGGTGGTGCTGCATTGATAACATAGCCAAGAAACCATCGTTGATCGTCGCCGTAGAATTCTTTTTGTATAGGTCTTAATACGTTCATACGGAATAGTCTTTAGGCAGTTCGCCAATTTTAGTTAACCGAGAGGTTACCATGTGTGTGTCATTAGAAAATTTATGATTTAATGCTAAGATAAAATAATCACCACTCTTTCTCTTATCTATCTGATCATACGCATCACCATTATCAGCTTCAGTATTAGAGTTCAAGAATATCATACGAACTCTATCACCCGCTGAAATCTTAGCTTCCATTATCAAAGCGCCTTCAATACCAATATCAATGACATTTTTCTTCAGAATAGAACGAATGATTTTGTTCTTGACTTTTAGTTTAGACTCTGCTATGTTGTCGTTATTATCCAACAGAGAAGCCTCATCATGATAGCTTTGAAATTGGTTGTAGGTATTAGATGAGGTTACTTGAAAGATATTCATAGAGTTATATTCATCGGATAATGTACCTTGAATCTCTAACAGAGGATCATAGACTGTCTGAGATGATTCTGGTGAAATTAAGCCGTTGTTATAAAATTCGTCGATGATATCACGAACAGATATATGATCTCCCGAAGTGATGCCTGTGCCTGCATCGATGTTAGAATAGTATGAACCTATATTACCATTCTCGTACATAGACATCATATCATCACCGTTCTGCTCATTGTATTGTATGATGTTATAATATTTTGCTTTGTTCTGTTCTTGAGCATCTACAGAAGAAATAGCACTTGAGTATCTTAAAGGCGTGTCCGGATTGCGAACAGGCACCTTCATAAGACTGTCTAAATCAGACATGAGTAGACTATTACTATACAATGTACTGTGAATATAGAGAGGGCTACCAGTTCTTGTTGTAGCACGAGACAACAGCCATTGGACAGCTTCGAGTGGGCTCATATAAGGCACAATTACTTTTCTAATACCCTGTGCGCTACCTTCAAATTTATTTCTAATGACAGGTCTACCGAGATCAACACCTAAAATCAGTTCACATATATCTTCAAAATTGCCTGTGTACGATCGGCTTATTTGTTTGACTGCATCAACGTACACATGTTCCTCAACAAGTTCAAGAGAAATATATTCACTTCGGTCGCCTTGCTTTACTGTATCGTTGAGTCGGCTGAAAAAGAAGAATTTAGTAAACGCAGGTGTTTCTATATTCTGAGGATCACCAAATGTTATTTTTAGTCGCTCTGTTCCTTTCACTGATAATGTATCTTTCATACCAAAATCATCAAGAAAAATCAAGCGAGGATCAACGTAGGGCTTTTGAATGTGTTCCCACGTTTGAAACTCTAATATAGAAGCACTAATATCAACTTCTACTGGGTTTCCTTCGCCCTTTGACATTATAACAACGGCTTCTAGGATAGTGAATTGCGACTGATTGCTCATTTTCCGCCTATCTGCGATCTAAATGATCCGATAACTTGCTCGATAAGATCGGCTTTGATAACTCGAATATTTTTTAACTTGTCGTTTTCTGCAATCAGATACTCTAAGTTCGTTACTGCAAGAGGGACCTCTCCTTCTTTAGGAAAATATAGATCCATAACCTTGTCACTGTCTACTGTTCTATAGTAGTTTGTGCCAAAGGCTTCACGCACTGTGCTTTGAAGAGTGAGTGGATATTCGCCATCTGTATATTGTACAAAGGTGTTTCCTGAAAAATCACTGTCTGGGCTATAGTTTTTAGAGTAAAAGGTTATCTCGCCTAACTGAACGTTTTTAGATTTCACATACAGAAACTTACCACCCAAAATTACTTCTTGCCCTACTGGATATATTTTTGCAAATTCAGCAGCAGAGTCAGCAGTACTAATATCTAACTTACTTGTCCAGTCTTTATACAAAGAAGTAAGGCCCTTCTTATAGACATCTTGCAGCGGCAATGGCCAGCCCTGTTCACGAATTCTAGGATTCATCAAGAAGAAAGTCCAATCATATTTGCTACTATTATAAAGCGAATACGATAAGGTATCTGGGCGATCAAAGTCTTTGATCTCGTATTCGATATACGCAGATATTTGATCGCCTATTTCATCAAGTAGATTGACATATTTGGATATGTTCTGCATCGCAACGGGCGTAATTTCATTGCCGAAGAGATATAGAACCTTTTGAAAATTCTCAAAATAATTTGACATTAGTAACCCAACCTTACTTTCTGTTTATCAAGTGCTACAATTTCTGTGAAGGTGACCGCAACGCTAACATCAATAAATTGCCCATCACTGTACATTCCTCGCGATGTTTCGTTAAATGCTGTTGTAACATTTTCGAGATAGCACCTCTGTATTTTAAATCCTGGATTTTGACCAAATTTATTTTTAACTTCAATTTCAAAGAGATTAGGAAACTTATATCCTAAAGGAACACCGCTTGAGCCTATAGCAATTTTTTCAGGATATAATTCTTGACGAAACATCTTGACAATTGCTTTGATTTGTTTTTGTTCTTCGGGCGAATTAGCAACCATCTGAAAATCAAAACTAAACTTTCGCATACCAACGCTTTTAAACAAAGATCTCGCATTAGGAGCAGACGCTATTCGCGTAGCGCCACCGACAGCACCGCCCAAGCCAGTATCGAGGGCACCACCGAGTATGGCGCCAACTCCGGCACCACCAACTCCGCCGCCAGTCAACAAACCTGCGCCCGCGCCCAAAAGACCGGTCGCATTCTTAGCTAACAATTGAGCACCTAATCCGCCTATCGCTTGTTGAAGACTTCCATCAGCATTAGACATACCCGCTAAAGCATTTCGCCCTTGCAAACCGTCTTCACTTATAGCCCCGAGTACACCAAGATCTACTGTATCATATTGAGCGGCGTCCGAGTAATTCAAAGCTTTCTGTAAAGGAAGTGTGATTGTTCCTAAGGTTTCGCCACCAGTGTTGTTTTGATAGCTGACAAGCTCTTTCTGTTTCTTATTGCTGTCTTCAATAATTTCTTTTTTGGTTTCTCCGTCTACAGTTTCATCGGCTTTGCTTTCGGTTAAACCTAAAAAATCGAAAGCAGCATCAACAGACTCTATGGCTTTGTCTATACCCAGTTTCGCAAGAACATCTTCACCTTCTATCTTTATAACACGAAAGATAATTCTTGCAGGATATTCAGAGCCAATGCTTAAAGGAAACTTAAAATTTCTATTCGCATCCGTCTGATCTTGAGTCGGCTGTTCTGGTGTAGGATTCTCATCGTCATTAGCAGTTTCTTGAGCAATAACAACCTCTTCATCTTTGGTGTTAGGCTCTAATTCGGGTACTCCTGTAATTGCTCTGCCAACTGCTGTAATTCTATCCAGTGCAGATGGATTATCTTTGGATTCTGCCATTTCTATTACTCTAAATAGGTTTTAATAAGGTTATTTATAGTGATTTGATGGCATACTCTGGTAGATATAAACCCAAAAACCCTAAGAAATACGCAGGAGATCCTACAGCGGTCGTATATCGCTCAATGTGGGAGCGCCATTGTATGAAATACTTTGACGAATCAAATGATATTAAATCATGGTCGAGCGAAGAGACTGTGATACCATACATGTATGATGTTGATAACAAGTACCATCGTTACTTTATGGACTTCAAGGTGACATGGAAAGACGGCAGTACTACGTTGATAGAAGTGAAGCCAAACAAAGAAACCACAGCGCCTAAGAAAGTCAATGTTCGCAACAAGAAATATATGACAGAAGCATTAACATATGTTAAGAACATGAACAAGTGGGAAGCAGCACAGGAATATGCAAAAGATCGCGGTTGGAAGTTTGAGATATGGACAGAGATCGAATTAAGAAATAAGGGCATTATGCCTAAAGCGTTGAAGCCACTTAAAAAAATGAAACCTTTTACTAGGAAAAAGACTAAATAGATTCATGGGATTATTTCAAACAGTAGAACAAGAAGCCTTTCGTGCTGGTATCAACCCGCGCACTAAACAGTCGCGTGATTGGTTCCGCAAGAAAGTGCAACGAATGCGCGTAAATAGGCGCAGTTTAATGCGAGAAGATGAGATTCAAATGACATCTTCTGCGATACCAGGTTCAATGGCTATGTATTTCTATGATGCCAAGAACAAAGACACACTGCCGTATTGGGATTCGTTTCCTTTAGTTATCATTGTAGGTCCAGCAGAGAAAGGCTTTTATGGGCTTAATCTACATTACTTACCAATACCGTTGAGAGCTAAATTTCTTGATGGGCTAATGGATATTACCACTGACAAAAGATATAATGAAAACACTAAGTTTAATGTTAAATATTCATATTTAAATCGTGCAGCTAAAATGAAATACTTTAAGCCCTGCTTCAAACACTATTTGACAAGTCAGGTAGAAGGCCAATTTGCTGTTGTACCAGCACCCGAATGGGAAATTGCCACGTTTTTACCAACAGCACAATGGAACGGTAACAAGAGCCAAGTATACAAAGATTCAAGGAATAAGATAAATGCTTAAGCTAGGTTCAATAGATGAGTTTAAATCTGCGGTCAACTCAGGCGGAGGATTCACTAAGGGCAATTTGTTCTTTGTCAAGTTTCCTACTATTAAAGGCATTAATGCTTACGATCTTGGATTATTGTGTTCGCAGATATCATTACCTTCAAGACAGATGTCCTCTGTACAGAGAACCTTAGGTAATCAGACGCAAGAGGTTGTACATGGTTACGCCATAACACCTCTATCAGCCACGTTCCGTGTATTGAATGATCAGAAAGTACGAGAATACTTTGAAAGCTGGCAACAGTTTATTCTTCCAGAATATTCAGAAGCAGAGAACAGTTTTAGTGCTAGATATCCTGATCAGTACACCAAACCAATTCACATCTATCAGCTAGAGCGCGGGCAAAGTTATCCTCTATTCAATAAGCAATTTGAAAAGAAACTTGGTCCTATCAATCTGAGCTTCGATCTTGACATTGATATTGGCAATAAAGCTATCGCTAATTATCATTGGTCAATTGATCGCGCCTTTCCTAAGTCAGTGACATCAACTGAATTGCAAGACGGCGGCGATGACATTACCACCATCACAGTAGAGTTTGAATACAAAAACTGGAAAGGTGAAAAAGTAGAAAATGGTAAACAGAAATCATCAATCTTTGTAAACGGAAAACCTTTATAATATAATGGAGTTGTAATAATGGCACTACCTATCTTGAATGACGTACCTAAGTACGAACTGAAAGTCCCTTCAACTGGTAAAAAACTAAAGTATCGCCCATATCTCGTAAAAGAAGAAAAGATTCTTCTTCTAGCAAACGAGAGTGGTGATCCTACTGAAATGATGACTGCTATTACCAACACGATAGTCGCGTGTACTGATGGTAAAGCCCAGATTAATAAACTCACCACTTTTGACCTTGAATATCTTTTTATTAAGATTCGCGCTAAATCTGTTGGCGAAAAAGTTACCTTGCAGATGCCTTGTTCAGAATGTAAACAAAAAAACGAAACCACGATAGATCTTGATAAGATTGAGTGCCCTGTTCATGACGTAGAGAAGATCATTGAAATTTCTGAAACCGTCAGTGTTGAGATGCAATGGCCTGGATTTCAAGAGGATCAGAGCGAAGAAACAGACGACCAAGCAGAGATAGCATTTAATATTATGTCGTCTTGTATTAGTGCAGTCATCTCAAACGGTGAAAGGATTGATATTTCAGATGAGCCAAAAGAAGCTATATACGCCTTTCTAGAAAGTATGACCAGTACACAGTTTGTATTGTTGAGTGATTTCGTCAGATCAATGCCTCAGATTGAGCATACAATAGTTTTTGATTGTAGTGCTTGCGGTGAACATAACGAGATCGAAGTAAAAGGAATCCAGAATTTTTTTTAGTATGCCTCTCCCACGAAGAGTTAGTTAATCACTATAAAACTAACTTTTTATTGCAGAGGCATCATAAATACAGTTTAACAGAATTAGATAACATGCTTCCTTGGGAACGCGAGATTCAACTTATTATGCTAATGGACGCTCTAGAAGAAGAAAAACAGGCAAGAGAGAAAAATGGCTAAGACCACATTATCAAACGTTGTTGAAGAACTAGAACTCCAGACAGAATATCTGGACTTACAGTCCGATAACATGACTGCGTTTCAAGAGCAGCTTCGGGCTGATGCTACTCAAAGAGCCTTGGACGATGCTGAGACTCAAGGCGAAGGTGGCGAGGCTCCAGGTGCAGATGACGGTGCACCCGCAGGAAAGAAAAAGAAAGGCAGCTCATTTAAAGATGCGCTTGGTTCTTCGTTCGGTTCTTCGTTTGGTAATCTTGCGGGTGCAGCCGTCGGGCTTGGCGCTCTTGGTGTAGGTATCGGAGCATTCTTTGCTGGTTTAGCAATTGGTGATAAAGCACAGGCGATGATTGGCGCCGACATGCAGACTACCAAGAAGAATATGATCACTCTTGGTGAAGCATTCGCAGAGACACCTACTGAAGGTCTTCTTAAGATGGGTGTAGCCGCTGCAATTGGAGCGAAGTTTGGCAGTATGAAAGGGGCTCTGAAAATGGGATTCTTCGGTGCTGGGCTAGGTGCATTCTTTGCTGGTATAGCACTAGGCGACAAAGGTATGTCTTTGCTGGGAGCCGATGGTTCTTCGGTAAAATCGATGATGATCAATCTAGGAGAAGGCCTGGGAGCGTTTAGTGGGCAATCACTAGCAGCATTCGGCGCTCTTATCGCATTTGGTAGTGCATTTGGTTCGGCTGCTTTGGTGGGGTTGCCAATGCTGGGCGCTGGGTTAGCAGGATTCTTTACGGCTGTAATAGGAGCCACCGGTTTACTAGGAGCATTAGGCGCAGATGGATCTGGGCTACGAGATATATTAGTTAATACAGCCGAAGGAATGCAGGCTATAGCAAGCATTGAGGGCTTTGGTAATCTGTTAGACTTCTTACCTGCAGCAGCATCAGTCGGCGCTGGTATTGCGGTGTTGCTTGGTGCGAAGGGTTTAAGTGCTGTCAGTGATGCAATAGGTAGTTTCTTTGGTGATAACGAAGGACCGAACGTATTCGAGCAAACAGCAGATGCTTTGAACACTCTTATGGGAGTAGACTATAGCAACTTGGGCGACTTCTCTGTGGCTAGTGCGGCTATTGCTGATATGGGTGCTGGTGTAAGAGATCTAGCTGAGACTGATATGGACAATCTTATCGACAATATAGACGAGATTGCAAAAGCTTCAGCATATGCAATACCTTTGTTTACTAAAATGTGGCGAGGTGGTATTCAACCAGAAGGCGACGAATGGTTTGGTGCAACACCGGAAATGGATTTTGGAAGGGGATTGAAGAGTGTTCCTCTCAAGCAGCTTGGCGGTGCATTTAAAACAATAGGTGAAGGCACAGCAGCACTCAGTGGTGAAGGTGTAGAAAGAATGGTTGAAGCAGCTAAAGGATCTCAAACCATTATTGGAAACCAAGACTTAAAAAATAATGGTTCTGGTACTAACGTAGATAGAGGAGAGAGAATTGGTGATGCTACAATAGCTAGTCGTGAAATGACCACCACCACTATCATCAACGCACCCGACAACTCATATAAGAAAGTACAACAGACATCGCAAACGTCTTACTCTAGTGGCAGTGGAAGTCTTAGACCCACCGTGTCTAATGGATCTAGAGCAGACGCTTATTCCGCAGCATAAAAAAAGGGAGACCATTTCTGATCTCCCTTGTATGGCAGCCCTAGCCGGATTCGAACCGGAGTTTCCCCGTTGAGAACGGAGCGTTCTAGGCCATCTAAACTATAGGGCTATAACGCTTTACTCCTCAGCAGCTAGTTTAGCAAAGTATGACATGGTGTCATCTTCTTCTGCATCAGCAGAGGCCGCAACTACAGGTGCAGGTGCTGCTTTCATTGGTGCAGGTTCAGATGCAAACGCCAAGTCAGCACGTTGCGGTGAGGCTACTTGCCCGAGTACCAGAGCTAATCGTGCAGACAACTCATCATAAGTCTTGTAGCTTGCTGGATCACTAAACTCAGAGATATCATAGATGCGATCATAGATCTCTTCTAATTCAGCATCAGACTCAGACAACGCGGCTGGTGAAGCAAACTCTGACTTATCATAGTTGCGATAGCCTTCCACATTTCGGATCTTCAGTTTAAAAGAAGCACCTTCCCAGAAATCAAATGGGTTGACAGGATCTTCATCCTGAAATTGTGGTTGCATTACATCCATGATCTTATCAAAGATTTTCTTACCATAGACGAACAAGAACACTTGCCCTTCATTAGCAGGATTGCTTGGATCGCTCTCTACCAAGACGTTGGAGACATAGTGTAACCTACGCTTACGTTCACGAGCGATATCCTTATCACGATCATCACCAGAGTTCCAGAGCTTAGAGTTAGACTCTGAGACTGGATCTTGTTGCCCGATTGAAGTCAAAGACTTCTCGATGTACCATTGCCCCGTAGGACCTTTAAAGCCATGATCCCAGTAGCGTACCCAAGGCAAATCATTACCTTCAGCAGCAGGTAGAAACCGCAGTACTGCATAACCATTGCCTGCTTTATCAACAGTAGGTTTCCAGATGCGCTCATCTACATAGGATTTCTTTTCGGTAGGACCAGACTCACCGCCAGCAGCGGATACGAGTTTAGCAATGGAGTTCCCTTTGGAACGTTTTAGATTTTCAAACGACATATTGTATTTCCTTAGTATTACAGTGTATTTTAATTTTCAGATTATCCACTTTATTCATAATGTAAGTGTATATAGTACACCATTTAACCTCTGGTGTCAAGAGGTATTTAACCAAGAGGCAATTCATTACCACGAGGTAAAAAGTTTAGACGC